GATTAGGTCTGTTAAAAAAGAAATCATATCAGCACAGCAAATAGCCAACCTCCTTCAGCTAGATAACAGCAGTAGCTTTCGGGCATGTCTCAGCAACATGGTCGAGCGGATGATTCTAATCCGCGCTAAAGGTGGTTACAAAATCAACAGATAGCCATGTCAGACTTCTGACGGCAGATGTCAGGCAGGTGTCAGACAGACAACTGTAAACTATTAAGATAGAATAAGTTTATAGGAGTGACACACATGGCACGGATGACAAAACAAATGGCGAACTTACTGTTAGATCAGATGTCCAAGGTCTTGGACTTCAGTTCCCAGCTACATCCTGAGAATACCAAACGACAACAAAAGCACATTGAAGGGAGGGTGAAACGACACCTAGAAGTCTTGGCTGAATACATGGCGGTTTTACATGACGATGAACCCAAAGAAAAGGAGTAGCAAGGATGCTGGTATTAGAAAGAAAAGTGAATGAGTCAGTGTTGATCTGGGATGAATCCGACCCGAACAAGATTCTGGTGGTCACCCTTAAGCGGGCAGTGGATGGATCCTATCAATTAGGTTTTGATGGGCCAAGAAACTTTAGGATTTTTAGACAGGAAATGTTTAATGACAACAGCTTTGAAGACAAAAAATAATATGGAAAAGCCTACTGTTGCAGTAGCTATTAAAACGGATGCAGTCCTTATCCAGGGCGATCTATCCACCCTGAGTGAAGATCAACGCAGTGCCTATTACCTTAGGGTCTGTGAAAGTCTTGGCCTAAACCCCCACACCCAGCCCTTTGAGTTTATCCCACTGGGCGGGAAATTGAAGTTGTATGCCACGCGAGCTTGCAGTGATCAGTTACGGAAACTTCATGGGGTATCTATTCAGATCCTGAGTAGGGAACTGGTGGAAGACATCTACACAGTGACAGCTCGAGCAGAAGACATGACAGGGCGCACTGATGAATCCTGTGGGGTGGTCAGTTTGAAGGGTTTGCAGGGTGAAGCCAGATCCAACAAACTTATGTGTGCTGAGACCAAGGCTAAAAGGCGAGTCACCCTTAGCATCTGCGGTTTGGGTTGGTTGGATGAAACTGAGGTGGAATCCCAGATTCAAGCTCAGCCTATCAGACCTGTTGTCGCATCTCTGACAGCACCAGTAGTAGTTGATGAGCATAAGCCCATGGAAACATTCCAAGAGGCATGCCTAGCAGTTGAACATGCTTTCCCTGGCACCATAAAAAAGATGTTAAGCCATTACAAGGTTGAAACAGTGGACCAGTTGGTAGAAGCGCAGAAGATTGAAGCACAGGCAACCATAGCTAAGAAACTGGGGGCTAAATAATGAGCATCCTAGACCTAGCTTCTGGCGCAAAAATTCTGGAATTCTGGATTGAAAAGGATTCAGCCGTTGAAGGTGAACTGGATTCAGTCCTGGACGAATTGCTTCAGGAGCTTGAAGGCCAGATAGAAGATAAGGTTGAAGCCTATTGCAGGATTATCAGAGAGCTTGAGTTAACACAGGCAGCAAGGAAAGAAGAGTCAGACCGGATCCGAAAGCTGGCTGATCAGGATGGGAATACAGTCAAGGCAATGAAGGGCAGGTTAATGTTCTTCTTTGGCTTGCAGAAGATCAACAAGCTTAAGACCAACAACTTTAATCTGTCTATATGCGCTAATGGTGGCAATCAGCCAATAGAGGTCAACATCCTACCTGAGCTTCTGCCAGCAGAATTTCAGAAGGTCGAGATCAAACCCAATATGGAAACCATTAGAGAGGCTTTAAAAATGGGCACCTCTCTTGATGGAGTTACACTTCTGCCCAGAGGCGAACACTTAAGGATAAAATAGTTATGGCTCAGCAGACTTTTTCAATGGACAAGCAGGTTGATATGTCGTCAACCACTTACACTGATAACAAAGTGGAAACTCTTCCTGAAGGTGACTATGCAGGTAAGGTGGTCAGATGCACTTTAAAGCGCAAAGTAGAAACAAAGAGTGGTCCTACTGATATATTTGAAATCCTAGTGGAAATTGAATCTAAGCAGTACACCATTACCTACTGGCTAAACTCTGATGGCAACATGAAAAGATGCCTAACTAGTCTGAAGAGGATTGGATTCCAAGTAACCCAATGGGGTCCAGACTTTGGCAGACCTTACCCTGATGAACTACAAAAAGCTGCTGCTGAGATGCAGAACAAAATGCTTAGCTTTACCAGGGGAACTAGTTCAGGTGGTTACAAAACTATTGGGCTAACAGAGTTATCAGATTTTACAGTCACTGCAACCAATGCAGGTACGGCATTCATTGATCATAATGACCTGCCCTTCTAGACCACCCATTAGGGGTGGCAGGGTTATCATTGCCCCTGAGATACCTTGATGGGGTTGTCAGCACCCACCCACTGACAGCAATCGTATTCATGAGCTTATCAGGCTGGTTATGCCATATGAGATATTGGCTTAGTAACACACCTGACTTGTTGTCAGACTAGCCAGCCTGATATTTAAAAACACACACATCTAATTAGGATTATTTAAATGAATGAAAAACTACACCTACCCAACCCAGTACGGTTAGCAGTATCTGCTAGGGAAGTTGCCCGGATGCTAGGAATTGGAAAGTCGCAGGTATTCAAACTGCTTGATGAAGGTCAGTTTCCTGAACCAGTTTATTTAGGGAAAAGAAATCCAAGATGGATAGTTGCCGATTTGGAAAAGTTCTTGGCATCTGGTGGAACCAACTATGAAGGTGGATCAAGGATCGGTTGAAAACTAGAAATTATCTAACTATTACAAGGAATGTATATGGCTGAACTTAGCAACCTAAAACCAATTCAAACTAAATATAAGGGCTATCATTTTAGGTCAAGGCTGGAAGCTAGATGGGCAGTGTTCTTTGAAAAGATGGGGCTTGACTGGTCCTATGAGGTAGAAGGATTCCAACTTCCTAGTGGTGCATGGTATCTTCCAGATTTTTTTGTGAGAAATCCAAAAGACTGTTTTGATTATTGGTATGAGGTAAAACCTAAAGGAACTCCACCTTGCCCAAAAGTGAAAGAATTTTGTTTTTCATTGCCAGGTGATAGTGATTTTTTTTATCAAGGTGAAAATAATTTAACTGAAACAATTGTAATAAAGCCCCAGTTAATAATTCAGCTTAATGGTGATCCATTGGATTTTGGTATAGCAATGTGTCCAAGGTGCAAAAAAATAAGCTATGAAAACCCGTTGTTTGATCAACTTCAAGATAATTTTGTCAATGAATACAATTGTGAACAATGTGACATTGCAAAATGTGGAAGTGGGGTATTTTTAGAAACTAGAAGTGATGGTTCTGAATTTTACTGGCATAAAGGAACCATGGTTAATCTTAATCTTAATTATGATTATTTTATAGCATCCTTTGCTTGCGATATTGTAGATGCTGGCATGGCAGCTCGTGAAGCTCGATTCGATGGGAGTGATTCCCAATGACCATTCAATTCACCCCACCACCAGACGATCATGAAAAGATTTACGCTTTTTTCCTTAGATGCTCTGATCTGATTAAGGAAAGAGCCAGCGAATATGAACCCCCAGCTATTAGCCTTGGAAAGATCGCGCTTTACTGGTCAGAGTATATAGATGCAGAGATCACACCATACGATGTGGCAATCATGATGTGTCAGTTAAAAATAGCCAGACTTAGTAAGGGTCATCATCAGGATTCATTGGAAGATGCAGCAGCATATCTAGCAATCGCAAACAGTTTAAAGGATGAAACTAATGCCATTTAAAACAGTAACTAAGACTAATCCATGTCCTATCTGTGGGAAGGGCGACCAGTGTTCAAAGGCAGAGGATGGTGGTGTGTGCTGCTATCGGTCCACTGGACCACAGACTGGCTACCGCATTCAGAAGAATAAAGATGCTACGGATGGCAGGGAATTTGCCATCTATCAACCCATCAGCAATGGATCATGGCAGAAGCCAACAAAACAACCAGAGACTAATGATTTATGGGCTGCAATCTATGAATACATCCTGACCAAGTTTCCTTGTGATGCAGCAGAGAAACAGGAACTTTCCCGCAGAGGTGGACTAAGCCCAGATAACTATGGCACCATGCCATTTAGCAATTCATCCACCAGAAGGGAAGTGGCTCAGGAACTGCTGGAAAAGTTTGGGGAAGAAATATTCAAATGCCCTGGCATATCTAAGAACTGTCCATCAGGTAAAGGAACATTACCTTGGATTGAAGGGGCTGAAGGGTTAATGATTCCTATTAAGGACTGGAAGGGAAGAATACAAGGAATACTGATCAGACCAAGATTGCAGGATGGTAATAGTAAGTATTTGTGGATGACTTCAAGCAATAAGGGTGGAGCATCTGCAACCCCTAGAATTCATGTTCCAACCCGAACACCGCAGCTACTAAGGCAACCAGTTCAAACCGATGGTCTCTGGATTACTGAAGGTGCCCTGAAAGCTAATGTGTTATCTGGAATTTATGACATTGCCTGTGTAGGAACACCTAGTAACAACCTTGAACCAGCTAATGCGTTCATTGAAACCCAACCCATGCAGAAGATAGTGCTGGCCTATGATCAGGACATCAACCCAGTAGCTAGGAAAGTAACCTCTAAGAACCTTTTAAAAGTCTATGACAAGTTTCCAGATCACGATTTCTGGTTAGCTGTTTGGGATAGCGCAACAGCCAAAGGGATTGATGATCTACTTCAAGCTAATGGTACATACCAGCTATTACCAAAGCATGAAGCTTTGGAATATTTAAAAGCGTATATAGGTAATGAGCAAACAGAGATCACAGATTACAACTATAACCCTGATAGCATGTTGAAAACTGAATGGACAGAAGCCATGGAACTTGTAGGGGCATTTGGATCAGACATGAAATTTATGTCAGAGTGGGAAGATTTTCTAATGTGGAATGGATCTACTTGGAAAACCGATAAGTATGGTCCTGGCATACTCTATAAAAAGTTTCTTGATAGAAGGATGCAGATGATAGCAGATAGGCAAGAAGATGATCCAGCTAGGAAGTGGCTTATTGGTGGACACAAGATGTCTAGGATGAATGCAGTCATGGCACACCTTAAAACTGAGGTGGCAATACGGAAGAGAGTTTCAGAAATACCAGTGGTTCGTAATGTAATTACCTGCCCTAATGGAACTGTAGATCTGACCACTGGCGATATCAGGAAACATAGCAGGGATGATTGGCAAATGGCAGCTTGCCCGACTGTCTACGATCCTGAAGCCAGCTGCCCAAGATGGTTGCAGCTATTAGATGATGTATTCCTAGGATCTGCTGACCTAATTAACTATGTGCAAAAGTTGTTTGGCATGGCAATCACAGGCGCACCTAATGACCATGTGTTCCCAGTGTTCTGTGGTGATGGTAGGAATGGAAAGTCTACTGTATTGGGAACCATCCAGAAGGTGCTAGGTGATGATCTTGCTAGCACAGTGGCCAGTGATTACTTGTGTAAGGGCAATGAATCCCACCCAACATGGTTGGCTAGCTTTCACGGCAAAAGGCTGATGGTAGCTAATGAAACAGCCAGGGGAATGGAATTGAATGTTGCACTGGTTAAACTGCTAACAGGTGGTGACATGATCACCTGCAGGAAGTTATTTCAAAACGAGTGGAGCTTTAACCCCACCCACACATTCATTCTTTGTACTAATGAAAAACCTGCAATTCATGAATCCAATATAGCTATATGGGCTAGGATCGCGCTTGTGCCTTTTAAAGCATCATTTAGTGAGGCTAACGGCAATCTTGATACAGATCTTCCCACACGCATTTTAACCGAATCTAAGGGCATCCTAGCATGGCTAGTGCAGGGTGCTTTAAAGTACCGATCTGAAGGGCTTACCAAACCAGAAGAGATCAAGAAGCAGAACGCAGAGTATCGTGAAGATTCTGATCCTGAAGAGTCTGTGACTAGCTGGCTCACCCAATTTTCATCACCAGCAAACAATGACTGGATGAAGTCCAGTGTCATTTATGCACACTACTACAACTGGTGCTTGGAAGGTGGAATCAAGGCACTTGGGATCAAGGGATTTAGCATCAGTTTGAGCAAGGATGACAAAGGCTTTGAGCGCAGACTTTCTGCTGGTTATAAAGAGTTTAGGCGCAAGGTTACCCCTGTAAAAAGTGTTAAGATAGGTAAAGATGACAACAGCTTTTAGGCTCGTTTCTTGGTGGACTTTGCTGAAAAAATAGAAATATGAAGTACACCAAGTACACCAAAAATAACAATGAAATAAGTTAGCCTAGAAAAGGAAAATGGAATAAACAAAATGGATAACATAAGCTTTATTGTAGTTAGTGGACTTGGTGGGCTTCTTGTAGTGGGTGTAAAAACCAAGTACACCAAAGTTAAGTTGTTTATTAGTAATGGTTTATATGTTCTTAGTGGACTTGTAGTACTTACTATTTAAATAAAAGTATTTAAATAAAATAGTATAAAGAGATAGTGTACAAGTGTTCTTTATGTCGGATATTCCGACACATTGGTTAAGTATCCTATAGATTCTCAAAAACTTACCGGAAAACGATCACCAAGTCCACTAACCCCACTAAACCGGATTTTTACCACAGGATGGATACCTGATTTAAGGTGTCCAATGATCATAAATTTTGATGCAAAAGATACTGATTTACTATGGCAAATTGGTGAAGCAAAATCACTTTGGTTCAAGAAAAATAACTGGCCTATTCATATTCAGAGGATGACTAAGTTTGGGATCTCTGAAGAGCAAGCCAGAACCTATAACCAGTTTTGCGGGCTAGCTGGTGAAGCAGCTCTTTGGGAATGGCTGTATGGCGATCTCTCAGAGTTTTGGGCGCAACAAGCTTACCTGCATGAATCGCAATCCCTGACCGATGGTGGCACTGATATGGGGAGTCTGGATGTCAAGACTCGCGATTTGATCACTGACCCAATCCCCTGGCTAATTATCACACCTCATAAATTAGATACCAAGGTCAGGTATGTGCTGTGTGTGGTCCAGTCTGAACACCCAAGCAAACCTGAGACTATATCAGTTGAGATCATAGGCAGCATTCATGGTGAAGTTGTGGACAGACTGAAAGAACACTGGTGGCATGAAGGGCTGCACCGGATCACGATAGAGCAAGAGTATTTAACCCCACCCGAAACTTTAAAATGGTAGGAGAATAGTTATTACTGAAGGCACTTGCAGGAGATGTTTAAGGATCAGGATGCTTAGGTATGGTGTCTGCAATTACTGCGGATCTGAAGCCAGAACTACTACCCAGATGATGATCCTATTAGGCAAACAAAAAGCCATGATTAAACAGCTAAGGCATGAGAGAAGATTGCTTAAGTTCCAATTGCAGACTGCCAAGGCTAAGTTGGCTAGGTGCAAATCCAGTCCTTGAGATTTTGTATCTAAAGGATTATCGGCAAAAATAGGAGCATGAGGCTAGAGCTTCCAATACCACCGAGCGCAAATCACATCTTTCGGGCATCCCGCAGGGGTCAGGTCTACCGATCTAAAAAATATGTTGATTGGCACAAAGCAGCAGAGCTTATGGCCTATGCAACAAAGAAGGGCAAGGTAATCAATCCACCCTATGCAATCACCATGGTGATCATAGGTGGGTCAGGATGGCGCAAGGATCGAGACCTAGACAACTGCTGGAAACCTGTGCTGGATCTATTGCAGCACATAGGAATCATTCAAGAAGACAACTGCCAACACATCACCCGATTGGTAGTCACTTATGCCAAAGGTGATGGTAGACCTGCAGAGTGCCACCTGACGATAGCAGGTGCATGATGCCATCAGATCACGACCACATTAAGCACGACTCAAGACCAAGACCAGCACAGGGAAGGCGCACAGATAGACCATCACCCCACCGCAGAGGCTATGGCCGATCATGGGAGAAGATCAGGCTAGCGATCCTCAGAGAAGAACCACTTTGCAGAGGATGTCAAGGGCCAGCCACCTGTGTTGACCATATCCAGCCTTTGAAACAAGGTGGAACTAATCACAAGACAAACCTGCAACCTTTGTGCGCATCATGCCACAACTCCAAGACATGGCATGAAACATGGGGAAAAAAACAATGATTAATGACTATTTCCTAGGGAAAACCAACCTGACAGATCGGCAGGTAGGGGGGGATCAACA